CACATAAATACTTAATATCAGAAGTAAGAAGTCCTTACTTAATCTTAGCACAGCAAGAATGGCAAACTATGTGTCTATTACCAGTAGAGGAATTTGTAAGGGACTTGGGTGGGGTAGAGATACCAATCCGTTCAGACAAGGTGTGGGGTAGATAGATGGCTGCTAAGTTTTTATCAAAATCAAATAATAAAACTTTTCAAATAAATGTAGATCCTGACGGTAATTTTGTTATTTTAAATTCTACAGGAACACAAGAATTACTTACAGGAAATTCAAATAAACCAGCATCCAAAGTAGTAACTGTAGATGGAGCTGGACCTTTTTTAGAAGGATTAAACCGTAGAAATTTAATAACTGATTCATTAGAAGTAGCAAAAACTCTTTCACCTAATGTATCTCAAACTACTCCCCCACCACCAAGAAGAACACAAGAAAATCCAACTGGTGCAGATCCTGGAAATAATCCTGGAAATAATCCAGCAAACGATCCAAATCCAGATTTAAGTTCATTTAATAATGCACTTAAAGATTTGCAAACAGATCAAACTTCCAATTCTTATAAGAACTGGTATTATCCAGAAAATATTGCAAATCGCAACCAAGATCGTGTGTTTATACAAATGTTAAAGTATGTAACACCAGACATTAATACATCTGGAAGTGCTTTTGCTGGAGCACTATCAAATAGAGAAAATGACTTTGCTACTAAATCCCAAATACTTGGTTCTGTGACTTTACCTATGACTAATAATCTAACAGAATCAGTTGAAGTTGATTGGGGTTCTGATAAGTTATCTTCTATTGCTGCTGGATTGATGGCCGGTGGAACACAGGTAGTAAAAGATGCTGCAGGAGCTAACTTAATTAGAGCACTTAATACTTTTGGAGGAACTATTGGAAATGGTTTGGCAAATCAAGGAATTGCTGGAAGAGCAAACCAATATCTTGCAGCAAAAGCTGCTGCAAATTTAATTAGTGGGATAGGATTTCAAATAAATCCAGAGTCATACCTTACAAGAAGAACTGGAACTATTCCAAATCCAAACTTAGAATTACTTTTTAATGGTCCAAAACTAAAAGCATTTGGTCTTGCATTTAGATTAACACCAAGAAGTGAAAAAGAAGCAATTCAGATTAGAAATATCATTAAGTTTTTTAAAAAAGGAATGGCTCCAATAAGAGGAAACAATAAACAAACTAGTTTCTTTTTAGGAACCCCCAATGTTTTTACAGTTAAATTTTTACCTTCGGAAAAGGGTTCTGAATTATTGAGTTTACCTCAATTTAAAACTTGTGCATTAATTACTTGTGGGGTTAATTATACTCCTGATGGTCTTTATGCTGCATATAAAGATTCTAAAGTAACATCACAACCAATTTCAGTTACTCTTCAATTAGGATTTAGTGAATTGACTCCTGTATATAACAGTGATTATGAGTTTCCTGAAAAAGAACTTGGTAGTGTTGGACCTGATAGAAATTTGTTTGGAGGATTATCAGTTATTCCACAAGAAGGAGATCCTAACTTTATTGGACCAGTAAGAGGAAGAAATTAATGACGTATTTCAGAGAAGTATCGGACTTACTTTACCAGTCCCAACAACCAAATAGAAACTCTTCTTATGATTATGTAAGAGTCAAGAATCTATTTCGTAGAGCAAAGATTCGTGATGACTTTTTTAAAAATGCAGTTACCTTTACCAAGTATAAAATTATAGGTGAAGAAAGACCAGAACAAATAGCAGAAAAACTTTATGGTAGTTCTACCTATGATTGGGTAGTTCTTATCTCAAATAATATTATTAATTTAAGAACGGAATGGCCTTTATCTGATTCGGAATTTTCAGATTACTTAGAAAGAAAATATACTCAGGCAGAACTTGTAGCACCTCATCATTATGAAACAACAGCAGTCATAGATTCAAAAGGAAAACTTGTAGTTCCTGCTGGCAAGATTGTAGATTCAAACTTTTCCATAACCTATTATGATCAAGTATCAGTAACCAAGAATCCAGTTAAGATGGTAAGTGTTTATGAATATGAAATCCAACAGAATGATAACAAAAGAAATATCTATGTGCTAAGAAACAGATACTTACAAACTGCTATTGATGATATGAAGAGAATTATGTCTTATGGATTTTCTTCCCAATATGTAAATGATTCTACTAAAAAGGGAGAGAACTTAAGAGTCCTCTCCCCCAGATAATCACTCCTCAGCCAATCGCTGGAAGTAACTCAGTGTATCATCCTCATCTTCATCAGAAGATTTAGAGATAGTGAATGATGGTTCCTTCTTAGGAGGAGCAGAAAACTCTTCCTCATTCTCAAAAGATTCATCAACCTTAGGTTGTGTTTTGGGTTTGCCCAGAACTGATTTCAAACGAGTATCAAGTTGCTCATAGGTTTTCATAGATTCTGGATTGGTAAAATCTGTAAGAGAGTATGCCTTCTTCCAGATTCCTTCAAGCACATCATCATCAAAATCTCCAAGAGTACCAGGAGATTCAAAATCTGATTTATCATAGTTCCAGTAACCATCTTTCTTAGTAATTTTTACTTTGAAGTTAGCACCAGCCCAAAAATCAAAAGGATTGATTGGAGTTTCATCCTCAAACTCTGGTTGCATAGCAGCCATAATCTTATCAAAGATTTTTTTCCCATACTTATAAAGGAACACACGACCTTCATTTTCAGGGTGTGAATTATCACTCACAACATAAATGTTTGAGTAGTAAGACAGTTTGCGCTTACGCTCACGAACAATCTCTTGATTTGCTTTACTACCTGTGTTCCACAACTCACGGTTTGCTTCACACACAGGACAGTTTTGATTAACTGTAGTCAGGCAGTTATCAATAAACCACCCACCAGTACCTTGGAATGCATGAGTATACACCTTTGCCCAAGGAAGGTCTTCACCTTCTGGTGCAGTAAGAAAGCGAATAACAGCAAAACCATTACCTGCTTTATCTACCTCAGGCTTCCACAGACGATCATCTGAAGAACCACTGGATGTATTCATCTTCTCAACTTCTTGAACTAGTTTAGAAGTAAGAGAACCAAGACTGGATTTCTTTTTAAGGTCGGAAAACGACATTAGATTACCTCGGATTAATAGGATTGGTAGGATTAATTATCCACAGACATCATAGCAAAGCAGAGGCTACTTGTCAACCTCTGCTTCTCTTTTAATTCTTTGGATAACCTTGTTCATATTTTCAAAAATAATAGACATATCACCAGAATTTCCATACCCAAGAAGCTTTGAAGATTCTAAAATACGGTTTTTCATTTCAATTGCTTCTGGGTCATCAGATAAACTTACCCTTGTATACAATATTTTTTGTTTTTCTAAAAGTTCAGATAGAAGATTGACATGTTCTAACTTTTCTACCTTAGACATTATAGGCAATCTTAATACGCTTCTTGTCAATTGCCTTTGAAGAGTTTCTATACTCTTCAATTCCTTCTTTACTATCTCTGAATCAAAGAAAGACATATACCCTCTACACTATATTTCTTAAAACTTTTTTGTAATCTTCTACATTAATATTTAGGAATGGAGAATATTTTTGTATCTTTAGTGACATTAATTCCCATACAGGGTCTAAAAGTTTTTTGTCAAAGATGTTCCTGAACAGGAAAATTTTATCCCAAATGACTAGTGTTTCTATACTAATTTTCCCGCTCAGGAACATTTTAAGAACAGGAGGATGTTGCTTTGAACAATCAAATAACTGTTCTAGGTTGTTTGAAGACAACATTTGTTCTGATTCTTGGGTAAACAAGTACTTCAAACTTTGTTGTTTCTTCTGCCATTCTTTGTAGCAGGTATCTCCTTCTCTTATGACATTACCAATCCATACACTTGATGAATCATCTGCTTCTACCAAGTTGGCAACAAAGAACTCTTTAATTTCATTATCATCTTTTTGCCTACTGATTCTTTCAAACCAATACTTATCTTTACGTTTTTCAAATGATGCTACTGATGCCCTTGACTTACCTGCATATTTAAAATAATCATAATTTGATTTACTAAAATGATTCTTCAATGCAAGGTAAGTTTTATAGGCATCAAATGGTGTCATATCAAAAGTTTAGCTCTGGATGTTCTTTTTAAAAAATTTAAATTAATAGCATCACACTTAAGTTTTTCCTTTAGTGGTTTGCTAATCAGTTTGCTAACTGAATCTACTTCATATCCATTCTCTTCACAGTAATGCACTATAGCATCAATGTAGTTCATATCCTCATTATTCTTTACTAAATCTTCAATTAGTTGAGAAAATTTTGCTTGGCATAAAAACTTTGATTCTAATGCATTCTTTAATTTAGTTTCCATATTCTTTTAATTTATGTTGGATGAAATCTTTAATGTATCCATTAAGTAACCTAATATACTTCATTTTATCATACTCTTCATAGACAACGCAATCCCCATCTTCACAAGCCATAAGAATGACAAGTTTTTTAACAGGAATTCCAGTTAACTCATAGAACATACAAGCATATGCTACTGCCTGAACAAAGTAATGTTCAATCCATTCTCTGGGTTTTGCTTTCTTTGATGTCTTAAAGTCAATAATAGAAAGTTCTCCATTATATTCTGCAATACAATCCACAGTACCTGCAATACCAAGAACTTTACTATAGAGAGCACCTTCTAATGAATAGATATTATTTATCTTATTTAATTCTGGTTTAGCAATCTTAAATAAGGTTTCTGAAAGGGGTTGGACCTTAGGAAGTTCTGGAACATTAAGAAGATAGTTTTCAGTTAAGGTATGCATATCAGTCCCACGACTGGTTGCTTGTTTATTAACTTTGTTTGCTTCTGCTTCTCCTACTTTTTTTCGCCACTTCTCAAAGATGTGTCTGTTATGAAAACTTGTAACTGATGTAATAGAAACCAACCTGGAAAGGTTACCCTCCCCAGGCACTTTGTAATACCTTACACCATCAATCTGTTCCCTTTCAAGTTTGGGAAGAGAAATATCAATATGATTGAACATTAAAAACCAGCTGCTATTTTATTAACAATATAAGATTTGACTAATCCAGACCTAACAATATCTTCAATACCAAATTCAATAGATTCAAATTCAGGCATTCTTTGAATGATTTTCATAAAGTTTAGAATACCATCTCTTTCATTATTTTTGGTAAGATCGGATTGAGTAGCATCTCCACAGAACATAATCTTAGAGTTTTCCCCAACCCTTGTAATTATACTATCAAGTTCATGAAAATTCAAGTTTTGGCATTCATCAACAATGATAATAGAATTATCTAATGTAGTGCCTCTGAGGAAAGATGTACTCCAGAACTTGATACTTTCTTGTGCCTTAAGGTTTCCATAAAGCATTTCAAAGTCAGCATCAGAGTTAAGTTCAAACATATACCTTACCATATTCTTATAAGGAATCTGATAAAGACTTGACTTATCTTCATGGTCTCCAGGAAGGAACCCAATTTCCCTTGTTGCTACAAGTGACCTAACAATAACTACTTTATCATAAGGAGTCAATTCATCCAAAACATCTTTGAGTGCTAAGTATAAAGCACAGAATGTCTTACCAGTACCAGCACATCCATAAACAAATAGATGTTTATCTAAATCATAAGAATCAAATAAAATTGTTTGATTCTTAGTTAATGGTTGAATATCAACTAAACCATCAGCATTAATTGGTTTTCTTTTTTTCCTATTTTTATTGTTAGTAGTGCCAATATCAATGGGATTATCTTCTGTGTTCCTTCTTCTGTTTCTTGGCATGGTTTTAGGTTAGATTTTTTTTACACGTGATCCTGGTGCTTTTGATGCCTTTCCAAGAACGTCATTCCATCCTGGATTTCTAGCAATTAGTTTATCTTTCCACTCACCAACTTCTCCTGGACTTGCTGATCCTTGAGACCAATCTCTTTTCCATTCTGGATTGTTAGTATACCATTCAGTAATATCATGAACACTCATTTCAATTACTTTAGTCTCTCCTGTTTCTTTGTGTATAATCGGATAAATTGCCATAAGATATATCAAATATAAAAATATTTATTCAATAGTAATAGAAGGAGCATCTTGACACTCTGGACAATCTTCACGAGTCCATTCAAGAGCAGCAGATACAGAGGGAAACTGACAAGTAAAGATGCAACGAACTGCTTCTGCAATATCCATATGTTCTTTTTGTGTTCCATGTGCTGAACGAAGATTAATATAATGTATCCAAGAACGCACAGATCCTGTCATATACAATCTTGTAGGTGTTGCTAAGGGCAGTACAAACCTAGCACACTCCTTTGCCACTTCTGCATCTAGGAGTTCATTGTAGAGGTCCTGAGCAGCAGTAAAGTGGTCTAGTATCTTGGAGTAGAGTTCAATCTTAAGGTCTGCTGGAAGGTCATCCGTGGAGTTCTGACGGTTCTTTTTGTCCTGCCTACGAAGTTCTGGAAGAGGAATGGAAGAAGTCAGAAGATTTGTATCTGCATACCTCTGAGAAAATTCTTGGAATGTAAAGCTCCTGTGCCTCAAAATCTGTGCTGCAATACCACGTGTAGTATTAATCTCAACAGTCATTGATGCCTGTTCAAAGATGCTCCAATGTTGATGTTTAATACAATACTTAAGTAATCCAGAGAAGTTATCATTCTCTTGATTACTTGGATTGCTTACACGAGCACAGTAAGACATGTGCTTTTCTGCATCAGGTGTTACTGAAATAAGTTTAACTTCTGGGTTCATTTTTTCCAAATCCTTTATAGTCTCTGTGTTCAATTTTTTTAATTTCACTTTCAATTACTTGAAGTTGATGTTTCATATAATCCATCTCTGCTAGAGTATACAATTCAGATTGTTTTTCTGTTACTTCTCTAAGAGTCTTTAACATTTTCTTAAGTTTCATCCACCAAATACCTCATCATAATCTCCAATATATGGACCAATAGTAACATCTTCTTTTGCTGTAACTTCATCAGGAAGACTTTCAAGTTCTTGTTTTAAAGAATGAACTAAAAGGTCTATATTTCTAACAATCATTCTAACTTTTTCTCTATCCATTATCTTTCAATATAACTCACAGTATGAGTTTCTGCTTTGAGTTGCTGGATAATTATATCACATCCTATCTTAGGATTGCAATCCCCACAAGTGTAAACATCCACAGCAGCCTTTTCTTCTTCAGGCCACGTGTGGATGCTTATATGACTTTCCGAAAGTAAACAAAGGACAGTAACACCCTGTGGTTCAAACTTTTTATAAATGGTTTGGCAAACTGTGGCACCTGATGCTACTGCTGCATTTTCCAATAAGTCCATAAGAAAATGCTCATTGTTCAAAAGAACTTCTGAGCATTCATAAAGATTTAATAGGTAATGCTTCCCCATCATTTCTTTACCTTCTTAGCAGTATATCCATACATTTTTGGATTAACTTTACCTTCAGTCCAATTCATGGAAAGAAGATTTCTATATTGATCATAATAATGATCAAAGATAGCAACTTTAGTTCCTTGCACAATATCATACATTACTCTATCTTTAGAGTTGTATGATACAATGTAAGAATTTAATGGAAGAGATTTATCCTTTGATGCAGATTTTTCACAATCTTTATGGATAATATTAATTCTTTCTCCCATTAATCAGTCCCAAACTATGTCAGGAAATGCCTCCTGAACTACAACTTTAGTAATTTTAAATCTTTTATGAAGTTGTTTATCCTTAATAAGGCAAAGAATTTCTGCTTCAGAATGATGAAGAGATTCCAACATTTGAATATACATCACTTCTCTTTTTACTTGAGTAATATCACTCACACCTTTTACAAAGTGATTAAACTTTCTCCATTCATGAATCAATCTAGTGTGCTCTGTCCCAGCAGGAGCATCATTAGGGGTATAAGGTACATCCCCTTCAGGAAATACTGATTCTACTTTGGAATTAAAATTCCAAATAAGAACAGACCTTAAAGCAGGACTATCATAATGTCTTAAAATTTCAATCTTTTCGTCTCTAGTTTTGGCATTAGAAACTCTTTGAATAATTTCAGACACCAATTGGTCTGGTGGTAATCTCATAACTCAATCTCCATTAGTTAATCTTCTAAATCTTCTTCCTCTTCCATATGTTCAGTATTTTCAAATCTGAATGCTATAAGTTCATCAGAAACTACATTACCATTTTCATCAAACATTTCTGGATGATATGTGTAGGGTTCTCTTTGAGAAAGATGCTGCTTGAGCGTCCATCCAACCAGACCACCAACAACTAATGATAAGAAAACAAACAACACTGAAAAAACAAGAGCTATTGCAATCATTTTAATTCTCCTAAACTACTTTGGTTTTCCTATATTCAAGGAAAAATTAAAGTAGATGGTTATTTTTCTATTTAAGAAAGAAACCACCCGTTCAAAACATATTGAAAATGTTTTTTTGCTTGGAGTTTTCCCCCTCAAAATTAATTCAACTCCCCTGTTAACAGGGGTCTTGTTATTATTTATAGAAGTAGTCAAAGCAAAGAATTTTCTTGCAAGTATTTTACTGTATCAGAACATCCTCCAAGGTGTTGTTGATTCATAATTACTTGAGGAAATGTTGATCCTTGTCCAAACTCTGCATAGAACTCTTCTCTGGTAAAATCAGTATCAAGTTCATAACAAACAATTGGAGAACCCTTTGAAATACTTAGTGCATTAAGGATTGTTTTAATTTTATCGCAATAGGGGCATCCCCCTTTACTGTAAACTGTAAAATTCATAATTGTCAAATTTTTACTGGATGTGGACGTTTTTCATTTGATTTGATGGCACATAACCAAGCATTAACAACTGCTATATTATCTTCCCACCAATTAGTTTCCATTCTAAATTCTTGAAATCTAATTGAATTGTTCCTAATAAACTGTGCTTTTTCTGCTCTAGTATAATACCAGAAACTATTTTGATTCCAATAACTTACATGAGTTGGGTCTTGCCATGCTCCCCTACCATCAGTAGAAGGAACTTCAATAAATGCCCAACCCCCATCACAAAGAACTCTATGGATTTCACTCATAGATTTGATTGGATCCTTTAAATGTTCAAGAACATGGCTGGCATTAATAACACCAACACTATTGTCAGGTAATGGAATACCTTCATTCAAATCACAGGTGATGTCTCCACCCTCTTGATCAATTGTAACATATCCTGGTCTTGGAAACAACCCACCACCAATATCAACTTTCATCAAACCTTTAAGATCTGCATCTCTTTCAGCAAGTGCTTGTCCATATTGATGGAACAATTCAAATGTTTTAATCTGAATGTCATCAATTCTTTGAGTCTGAGTATTATCATTACCAGGAAGCCACCTATAATAATAAAGAACTTTTTGAATAAAACTGAACTTAGTATGTAGATATGTTCTAATTACCAACTCATGGTCATCACAAATATTTAATTCTGGATTATGTCCACCAAGTTCTTCATAGACACTTCTTCTCCATGCTCTTACATGGTCTGGGGCATACCAAATGATACCAATACTATGGCTTGTAGGAGGGAAAGCATCAATCTTGATAAATTCTTCATCTCTAAAATTCATCCATTTATAAGTCCACCCATTTTCAGAATTCCAAGGAATTTTATATTCATCACCTCTCATATCATAAAGAAGATCTTCACTATAAGCAAACCCTACTTCTTCATCTTGAAATGCAGTATTTAATTCCTCCAAACAATCTTCAGAAAGTAAATCATCATGATCTGCCTCTACAAGAATATCTCCTTGTCCTAAAGAAAATGCTTTATTTTTAATAAATCCAACATTAGGATTTGTAATACCAGTATAAAATTTTACTTGAGGATGGTCTTTTAATTCTTGAGGAAGATGTCCTGGTTTACAATCTCCATTCAAATAGATAATCCATTCCCAATTATTATAAGTTTGACTTTTAATTGTATCAAACAATTCCATAAGAAAAGGTATATTATCTTTCTTATGCTCTGGAGTAATAATACTAAATTTGTAATTAATCATATCAATCAAAAAAGAACATGTGAAATAATCTAGAATCTTCTACCGTTTGTCCAAAATATTCTGATGCTGCATGAATACATTTACCATTAAAAATAACCAATCTATTAAAAACATTACCAATTACATCTACTAATTCAAATTTAGTTTTATCATAGTATCCTCCATCAAATGCTGTTTCATATCCAGGATCAGATGTATGTCTAACTTTTGTTTCTTTATGGGCATACATTGAAGTCCCACATTGAAATGGAGCATCTGGTGTTAAGTATACCATACCAGCCCATTCTTGAAGGTCAGTATGATAAACAAGAGCATCTTCTGGATTACAAGATTGAAAAACTCCACACATATCATACTGTTCCCAAATATTAATTGGTTGTCCTATGATATTTTCAAATGATTTTTTAGTTCCAGGAACATAAAATTGTTCATGAGTTCTTCTGCCCTTATAATATCTAAGGTCATCATGGAATTCTTGTTGTATAGCAAACTCTCTAACTGCATGTGGATCAGAATAAAAATTATCTACTACAAAAATTCTTTTATTGTATTGTAAATTAATAGTACTTTGTGTTAAAAAATTCATTCAAATAAACTCATTATACTATGTTAATTTTTCTAATGCAAGCTGATGTAAGTATTGAACATATTGTCCAGTATCATAATAGGCACCAGTATGAATAAGGAATTGTAAAGATGGATAAGGATTTTTTCTACTTGGTTGATTTAACATACTAGTATAAATGAACATAGTTTCATAATCTTCAAGATTATAATAGCATTCAGATAACCCACATAAGTGTTCATTTCTATCTGAACATAATGATTTGCATTTTGAATATGCTTCAATTGCTTTATCATATTCTTGACAAAACTTATAAGCATTACCAACAAGGTATTGAGCATAGTATGTCATTTCATTTGCAGAATTCATACAATCTACATACTGCTGACAGTAAAAAATACATCTACGAGCATATTCTTTTTGATGTTCATATCCCAAAGGAAAAACATCTTCACCATAACAATCACTATAACTTTTTCCAATATAGAAAAAATGATATAAATCAGTTAAAAGAGTACCACCAGTAACATGTTGATTTTCCAATTCCATTGCATCAGTTAAAAACTTTGTAGGATTAACCCATGTCTTTCCATCATTAATAATATAATGTTTAAATTTAGGAGACAAAGTAACCCTTTGAAATTCTTCTTCTGTTGGACCACATCCAGGAAGAATGATACATTCATGCCTTTTATCATGCTTAAATCTCCAAGGATAATTTGCATTCCAAATTCTATTTCTTCCCCAAATAGCACCATCAGTTTTTGCAGTTACATCCCAACTTTGGATTGATGTATTATCAAGTACACTCCAATCAAAATCATCATCCACTTGAATTTGTTCATCAGCATCAACTCTAAGAAGCCAATCACATCCATGATCATGCTTAAAACATTCTTGAACTAAATCATCACTATTCCAACCTGGATAATGCCATTCAGTAGTATAACAATACCCAGGAATATTTTTTTCATTAAAGAAATTTTCAATAATCTCTTGAGTATTATCAGTTCCATTACACTGAATAATCCAATAATCAATATATTGATAACAAGAATTTAACATTCTTTCTATCACATGGGATTCATTACCCACCATTACATTTAAACAAATTTTACAGTTTTTCATAAAATTTCAAGGTCCATAGTTGGGGTAAGAATAGAATCAGCAAAACCCATTCTTTTTAATTTGTTTGCAGTCCTTGCTATTGTTTGATCAATAGTCAAATACTTATATGTTGCTGTTCTACCAGCAAAAATAGTATTTTTTTCTGCTTCCATTAAAGGTTTATATTGTTCAAATTGTTGCAAATGTTTACCAAAAATCATAGGATAATATGGATTATTAATTCCTTCAACATATTCAACTGGATATTCTCTAGTTACTATTGTTGTTTCTACTTCTTGATTATACCAATAAGAATGATCAATTGCCCTATTCCATTTGTTCTTAGAATTGCATTCATTTAATTGAATATAAGGTGTTTTGGGACAATACACATGTTCAAAGTGAAGAGATCTATATGATAGATTTCCATATTGATAATCAAAGTATCTATCAACCTTTCCAGTATACACAAACAGATCACATTTATCTTTAAGATTTCTCCATTCATCCTCAGGAACATTAGTATGAACAGGAATATCATCAAAGATATTCTTAAACATATCTACAAAACCATTTTTAGGAAGACCTTGAAATTTTTGTTGAGTAAAAGATCCTTCAGTTCCATTTCTCCTAACAGGAACTCTATTTAAAATACTCATAGGAAGTTCTTCCATTTTAACTCCCCACATTTTTTCAGAGTAATCTCTAAAAACTAATTCTTTAATTTCATTATCAGATAATCTTCTTCCAATAATTTTATCAGAATTATCATTATAAGGAATTGGAATTCTACCAAGATTTGTATTAGCCCATACTTGAACTGAAAAATCATTAAAGGTAGCAAATTGATTTAACCATTTCCACACTCTTTCACTGTCAGTATGAATAGCATGAGGTCCATGAGCATGAACTACACATCCTGTTTTTTCATCAATATAATCAAAACAATTACCAGAAATATATTCTCTAGTTTCAAATACCTCTACATTAAATCCATTATCTTTTAAAATTCTTGCTGAAGTTGCTCCAGCAGTTCCTGCTCCAATTACATATGCTGTTTTCATTATCAATACCTAGTATTAAAAAAGAACGTTTGAAATAATCTACCTGTTTGCATATCATTTCCAAAATAATCTATAGAAGCATGAAACAATTTACCAGGATATAAAATTAATCTATTGTAGATATTTCCTATTTTATCAACTACATCCCATTTAGTATAATCATGCCCATGTTCACCATGATCTATATTGTCTATGGATTGCCTGTCCCCACTTTCTTTGTGCCTATAAAGAGCAGTACCTCCACTTAAAGGAGCATCAGGAGTTAGATAACATACCCCTGCCCACATATTATTATAATCAGAATGAATCCAAGTACGATCCATAGCAGTACAAATTTGAAATGAACCAGTATATCCATCTCCATTTTCATCAAGTAACCAATCAGTTACTCCACCAGCAGCATGAGATACTAAAGAATTAATTACTTCTTTGTGACTATCATTAAGAAAAGATTTAGTTCTCATTCCTGGATAATTTCCACGTACAGAAAACTCTTGTGATAAAGCAAAATTTCTTACATCATCTGGGTTATAATAAAAATCATCAGCAACAATTAAATTAACTTTCATTCCAATAATTACCAGTTCTAGAACAATATTTTATATTAGGATCAATAGATTTAAATCCTTCCCATCCAGGCTCATTTTCTGCAACTCTTTTACCATGAAAATAGTCACCAATATGATTTACCATCATACCACCATCAGAAGTTTTTAACAATCCTGCCCCAATATTATATTTGTTTTGTAAGTAATGCGCTATAACTGATTCAGAAGGATTGAATCCACTTTCTTCTAAAATTGGTTCCTTAGCAATCCATGCTGGATACAAGGACATCAGCATCCAAAAATATGGTGTTGCTTTTTCATATCTATAATTTTTAAATATTACATCATCTTCTCTTGGACCAACTTCTTCTGTCTCATGACCATACCAATTGTTTCTTTTTAATTGAATTTGAGAAAGAGTATTGTCTTGTTGAAGAAGTTCAATCATATCCATAACTTTTAATGGATACATTAACTCAACATCATCCTCATGATGAAGAATATAATCATAGTCCCTTTCTTTAATTATATCAAAAAGTTCTTGCCAAGTTTTTGTAATACCTTTATTTTCTTCATGAAATATAATTTCATTATATCCATTAGCAATCACAAACTCTGCTAATGAATCATTATCCCTGCCAATTGGATAATCATCTATAAAAAGATGGTGAACATCTAACCCAGTATAATCAAACTTTTTTTGTGCTTCAAATGTTTTTTTCAAAAACTCTACTCTATTGGTAGAAAAAACTACATGAAGTAATTTCATTTTTTAGATTTTGATTCTGTTGTCTTATTATAGTCCTTTTTTATAGGTCTGTAAAGTTGAGTCCAAGTATCTTGGATAATTTCTAAAAGTTTATATGGAGTTTCTGAAGATATCATTTAAGGTACATAATTTTTTCTAGGAGGATATCTATACAAATTAGATGGTTTTTCAGGTTTCATCCAGTTATTAATTTTATCATAGTTTTCTTCTGTAAAGAAACACTGATTATAATACCATTCTTCCCAAGGAGTATGTCCCTTAGATTGATTACAAGAATGACAGCAAGCAACTACATTAGTCTTAATATCTAGACCACCCTTACACTGGGGAAGAATATGGTCTAGTGTTATGTCTTCTTTAGATTCACAATAAGCACATTGGAGATTCCATGCATCCTTTATATTCTGCCTCCATAATCGTTTTGCTTCACTTTTAGATGATGTGTGAAGATTAAACAGATAGTCCTTAGGCGAATGCAGAGGAACCATAAGTACCTGCGACTTATAAGTATTTATTTGCATAAAAAAACTACCCCATATAGGGGTAGTTCTACTCATTTTATGAGTGGTTATCAACCAATAGAAGGTGCAGTTAGAGCAACTTGAGTTGTCTCAGCAGCAGCAAGATCCAGTGGAAAATTGTGTGCGTTCCTTTCGTGCATTACCTCAAACCCAAGTCCAGCACGGTTCAGAATGTCTGCCCAAGTAGGGATGACATTGTTCTGACTATCAAGCAGGGACTGGTTAAAGTTGAAACCATTCAGGTTGAATGCCATGGTGCTAACACCAAGTGCAGCAAACCAAATGCCTACAACAGGCCAGGCAGCAAGGAAAAAGTGCAGTGAACGACTATTGTTGAATGAAGCATATTGGAAGATAAGTCTCCCAAAGTATCCATGAGCAGCAACAATGTTGTATGTCTCTTCTTCTTGACCAAACTTATAACCATAATTCTGACTTTCAGTTTCAGTAGTTTCACGAACCAGTGATGAGGTTACAAGTGAACCATGCATTGCAGAGAACAATGAACCACCAAAGACACCAGCAACACCCAACATATGGAAGGGGTGCATCAGAATGTTATGCTCAGCTTGGAAAACAAGCATATAGTTAAAAGTACCAGAAATGCCAAGAGGCATAGCATCAGAGAAAGAACCTTGACCAAAAGGATAGACCAGGAATACAGCAGATGCAGCAGCAACAGGTGCTGAGTAAGCAACCATAATCCAAGGACGCATACCTAAACGGTAAGAGAGTTCCCATTCACGACCCATATAGGAGTAGATGCCAATAAGGAAGTGAAATACAACAAGTTGGAAAGGTCCACCATTATACAACCATTCATCCAGAGAAGCAGCTTCCCAAATAGGATAGAAGTGAAGTCCAATAGCATTAGAAGAAGGAACAACAGCACCAGAGATGATGTTGTTACCATACATTAATGAACCAGAAACAGGTTCACGAATGCCATCAATGTCCACAGGAGGAGCACCAACAAAAGCAATGATGAAACAAATAGTTGCAGCAAGCAACGTTGGAATCATCAGAACACCAAACCAACCAACATAGAGACGGTTGTTTGTAGAAGTAACCCACTGGCAAAAAGATTCCCAGAGGTTAGTAGAATTGCGTGTAGCAATAGTAGCAGTCATTTGTAAAAGGGTAAGTATGAATTCAGGGGGAACTGAAAAAGTACAGTATATCCTACACCACCCTCCAGTGCAGGTATGAGAGATGCTTTACTTCTGATGATCTCGGTTACAGAAGATTAAGAAATGTCTTGATTCCTTAACATCTATTTATTGTAGCACAGAACACAAATGGTGTCAAGCATAAAAAAGAGACCCCTTTCGGAGTCCCTTTGAAAGTTTTAGTTAGTAATCAAACAGGAGTTGCTGTCAATACTCCAGTAGTACCAACTCCAACTGACCATAGTGCTCCAGTGGAATCTTTCATAACAATTTGTGTATTATTGGATTCAAAGACAAGATTAGTTTTAATATAAACAGATCTAGCAGAATCACCTCTCAACCAATAATCACCATCAGAACCAATCTTAAGTTGAGTAGATGCACCAGTATCATTAAGATTTATATTATATCCAATAACAACATTATTATTACCACCAGTTTGGTCATCTCCAGCATAACCACCAATAAAGACATTACCACCACCACCAGTTTGGGAATCTCCAGCATAACCACCAATAAAAACATTACTACCACCAGTTGCTTGTCTGCCAGCATCTCTACCTAAGTAGATGTTATGATCTGATTCAACATTTTGGTTTCCAGCATATTTGCCCATAAAGATGTTGTTATCGCCATAGGCATTTCTAAATCCAGCAAGATAACCTAAGTAAATGTTGTCATCTGCACCATCATGATTGCTTCCACCACCTTCACCAATACAAATGTTTCTATCGTCTCCTCCGGTATTAGAGAATGAAATACCATTTACATTTAATTCTCTGGTAATGGTTGTATCTGCAGAGATTACACCACGAACTCTAATTTCATAAGGTGAGCGACTAAATGTTCTAAATCCTAGTTCATGTCCATCGTCAGGATAAGGAGTTGAATAATCATATTCATCAAGATAGAAATCTTCCCCTGATCCAACTACCAAAATATTTACATCAATATCACTTGCATTTGTTAATGTAAGTTCTGCATCAGCAAGAACAAGATTTGTATTGACAGATTGCATTAAAATATTTTGTGCTACAAAGTCACCATAAACACCTTCAAATTCACCATCTTTTCTAAATCTTGCAACAAATCCATTTCCATTATTTCTGTCAATATTTTCAGTATAACCAGTGATGAAGATATAATCACCCTCTACAGTTAGAGAACGATGTCCCCAGTGATAGAAAGACTCTTCATAATACTTGGTTCCAAATGATTTTGCATATTTTAATTCACCATCAGAACTATACTTAGCAATAATTAAATCGTCATATTGAGGAGCAATTGTTTGCTCATATTCTGCATAATCAACCTCAATATATCCAGAAAGATAAAGATTTTCTTCAGCATCTAATGAAACTGCTGCACCATATGAATAATCAGTATCAGTCAAAGATTTCTGCCAAACAATTGCTCCAGCAGAATTGAGTTTAGCAACATAAATTGATGAACTTGCCATTACCTCTGTAGGAACTGCACTTCCAGTAACATAAACATTGCCAGAAGTTCCTACTGCAACACCATATCCATATTCCCAATCACTAGACTCAGGGAATCCAAGAGTTTTCTGCCATACAAATGTTGGAGCAGTGTCATCATCACCAATTACAATAGACAATTTAGCAACAAAAATATCAGCACCACCTTCTCCAGAATTTGTAGTTTGTCCTACAACATAGAGATGACTACCATCTATTGCAAGTGCTTCTCCTTTTTTGAATCCAGATCCTTCAATAATTTGCTTCCAGAGACAACCACCATCTGGATCAAACTTAGCAATAAATCCTTCTCTATATCCAACACCTTGAGATCTGGTGCTTCCGCAGACATAAACATAACCTTGGGCATCAACAATTACATCTGTTGCTTCTTCTGAATTTGAACCATCAATTTCACGAGCCCACTCAAGATTTATACCTTCTCCAATTGTTAATTTAGCAAGAATAATTTCATCAGTACTATCATCAGTACTAATAACTACATAGGCACTATCACCATTTTCTGGATCTTTATGAATGGCAATTGCTTCACCATATTGACGATCTGCATTAGCACCATCATAAACAAATCTCCAGTTTGCCTCCCCAGTTCCTGGGGCATTCATTACCCCATTAGTATCAAATACTGATATAGTTGCTTTAAGTCCAACACCATCATATCCACCAACAACCCATAATAAACCATTACTATCTACTGCTGATCCAGAACCATAGTATCCTTTCCAGTCTGATGTAAGATTACCAAAAATAGTAAGCCACTGTGAAGTATCTTTGTTTGATTCAAATGCTTCAAGATTACGAGTTTTAATTCCAATACCACCAGGAGTTTCTCCATCTGACATGGAAAGATTGGCATTTTCTGGATCCCAGAAAAGTTCTCCCCTGTCTCCTACAAATTGGGTGGCATCAGATGCACCCAACTTCTCAGCAAATGCTCTGTAAGTTGTGTTTGACGCTGACATATATTTAAAAAATTTTTGACTATTATTATTTATGTTTTAGTTCTTTAATTAAAATTACAATAAATAATAAGTCAATGTAGTACCACAATGGCAAAGTCAGCAAACAAAGGAAATAAAGGATCTGCTGGCGGAAAGCAACCTAAACAAAATCAAGGTAATGCTACTGCGAAAAAAGCAAAAAATGGTGGTAAGAAAAAGTAATCCATCATGGCACGCGAATGGAACACTCCCAAGCGTGAATGTTGGAATACTCCCATTCATAATATCCTAAAGGCAATAGATAATCATACCAGACTTCATTTGGAAACTGGTGATTTGTGGCACGAAGAACAAGCAGAGATATTAAGAAAGTATGTCAAAGATTTAAAAGTTTGGATACACAAACAAGAAGGAAAATAATTATTTCTTATTTGCCCATTCACAAGGTTTTGACATATAAATCACAGCGTGTTTGGTGGTAACTGCTTTTTGATTCACTTCAGTACCATCAGCAAGAAATAGTCTTGCTACTGTTCTGCCATAAAGATCTTTGGTAATTCTTTGAATCTTTACATCAGTATTCAGAATTAATTTAGATAACCATTTTTGTGATGCTGGACCTCCAACAGGATCCTTTTTACCATGCTTGTTATTAGTTATTTCTGGAGCATCGATACAAGCAAGACGAATCTTTTCTCCTGATGCTGTGGTTACAGTATCTCCATCATGAACTTTAGTAATTACTTCAGCATGAACAGGAAGAGAAAATAAAAGTATAAGTAATATTATTTTCATTTGAAAATTCTACCCCATCCAGTCTTATCTTTACCATGATCTAACCATCTGTGAGTTAGATCAGACTTCTTATACACAGCACCCTTACCATTAGTAACAGCACCAGTGTATCCATCATTTAAACTTCCATAAGGGTCATTCACCACATAATCACTACCTTTCTTACCAATCACTACAACCATGTGCCCGCCAGTAGGTGCAGAAAGAGAACCCCTGTGCAGAATGCCAATAACAACAGGCTTTCCAGCAGATAAACTCTTATCAAGATCAGAAAAAGAAAGATTGTAACTAAAGTATGACTTAACACCATAACCCTCAAGAACACGGGTTTGTACTGCATGATCTGTAGAGTCACCAATTGCAAATACTTTTTGAATGTAAGCATCGTCACCCTTTGCTCCTTTTAGAGTGCCTGGTTTAAGATATTCAAGACACATAGCACAAGAAGAACTGTTGCAAGTGCGATTAGCATCTCTGTAGTTATCTGTTTGTGGGTAATATGGAACTGATAATACTCCTACTTGTGCAGGAACTGGTGCCTTTTCCCTGTAAATTCTTACCCAGTTAGATTCATCTTGAATCAAATCTGGTTGCTTTTGTTCCAAATCCTTTTCAAATTGCTCTACTGCTGCAACGTGCTTTGGATTCTTTTCATCATAATGTAGAAAAAAGTTATGAAGATCTACTTTCATTTTATTATATGTTTAACAACTATCCTATTTAGATTTAGATGTTTTTATTATAATTACTACCATCATAGAAATAAAATACACTAAAAAGAAATAGTATACCATTAAAATAAAAAATCCCTGCCCTATATTTAGAGCAAGGATAAGTATGAATACCTATTTATGTTGGGATTTTAAAACACTCCAGGAATAATTTGCCCAGTCAGTGCATAAGCACCAATAGCAGCAATAAATCCAATCATTGCAAATCTTCCATTTAATTTTTCTGCACGTTCATTGTGAGTTTCAAATACATGCTTTTCCATATCTTCCTCCGTAATATACATTGTGGGTTCTTTTGCGAACATGTTTTGTTGTCCATGTTCATTAATTGTTACAGTCATTTAAGTTTTATAAACTTTTACAACAATATTATATATGAAAAAAGGGGGTTTGTCAACCCCCAAATTATTATCAGAACTTGAAGGTTGTCTGAATTACACCACCAAGTCCATTGAATCCATAAACACCTTCACTGGAACTATTGCCAGTCTGTGAACTATAACCAGAGGCATAGAACAGAGCAGGAGTAACAGAGATGTTATCAGATACTTGATACTTGTAGAACCACTCAACCAACCAAGGACTGCTACCAGTAGCACCAGCAGAGTTTGCAGGTTGACCAAAAGCAATACCAGCAGCATTACCCTTCACAAAAGCATCATCCCACTGAAGACCAATCATCCAAGACCTGGAAGATTGTGCAGTATTCTTAAAGGAAGATGTTGTAGCAACATTATAACCACTTACGAAGTTATAACCATAACCAGCACTGATTGAAGGAACAATACCAGTTTTCTTGGGTTGCCAGTAAGCATTCAATGCAACACTATTGCCTTCTTGGTTATTACCAAGTGTAGCACCAGCAGCACCATTTGCAGAACGAACACCAGACTGAGTGCTACCATAACGATAACCAGCAGCAACACCCCATTGAGGAGCCTTATAACCAACCTGAGTCATCAAGTTGATACCTGATTCAGAATTGAAAACACCATAGTTACTATCAGCACCTGATGCACCATTCTTACAACCAGCAGTACAAGTGGTATTGGCACTATTCACACCAGAACCATTAACAACATAGTTAACGTTAGCAACAAATCCAGGTTTGCCTTTTGCTACAGGTTGCTTCCACTGAACACCAAAACCTTCACCAGTTGCCTTGTTATAAACACCACCAGTGCCAGCAACAGCAAATGTATCAAGAATGTTTGACTTATAGGCAGTAGGAATCCATGCCATCTCAGTGTTACGAACCAGAGCACCTACAGTAAACTTGAATTGATTTTGCTTACCTGCAGGGAACTGGTAGTAAAGACGGTCAATGTAGACTTGATTGTTCCAGTCTTCTGCTTTATCCAGTTTAAAGATATTGCTGGTTGAAGTACCAAAAGGATACTTGGAGAAGTTACCAGTACGCAAACGAGTACGCAACAAATCTTGACCGTTATATGATGTATCCAGGTTGATACGAAGGTCATAGTTAAAGGTTGTGTTCCCACCACCTTGTTGCTTTGAACCATTCAGACCATTCTTAGGACCGAATCCAGGAACACCTCCCAGAATCATACTTGCCTCACCTGCCAATTTAGTGGTGGTTGAGAATTGTTGTGCTTGAAGAGTACGAACTTTGTTCTCAAGTCCATCCACACGAGCAGTTAGAATAGTTAGTTCTGTATCAAACTCTGCAAGGAGTTTCTTGAGTTCATCAGTTGTTTCAGTGACACGATCAAGGCAGGCATTCAGAAGTGCTGCTGCCTCAAAACGAGTCATTGCTTTCCCACCTGCAAAAGTACCATTAGGGTATCCTGCAACGCAACCATAACGATTTACTAGGTTGCTGAGTGCCTGATATGCCCAATCAGTAGGTTTTACATCAGAGAATTGTGTGACACTTGTGACCTGTTCTGCCGAAGCATATTGGTTGACTGCTGCCAAATTAATGTCTGCGGCATTTACAGCAGCAGGAGCAATCATTCCAAGAGCAACAGGTGCAAGCATCAGTTGTTTGATTTTCATAAACTTTTTGTATTAGTACTAAACGACAATTGTTAAGAAATCCTACAATAGGATTCAAGTACATATTTATCTTATCTCATAAGAAGAGTTTTGTCAACCCACCAAAGGTTCCCAGAAACCATAAAAATCATAATCCAATAATTGTTCAGTTCCCATCTCTGGTGGTCTGTTTTTCCAAAAATTAAGTACACCTTCTACATTATTTTTGTGAAAGATTTCAACATGGTCTTGATGAATACCAGATTCAAAATCATACCTATAAGTAAATAAAGGAATCGAATAAGTTCTTCCAGTATTATAAATGATTTCTTCTGATGTAGCTCTTGGTTTAAGTTTTTGATCTAATCTATACTTATCCCCCCTACAATGCAACTTTAAAATTTTTGCAGCATGATGTCTTGTGATAACATAAAATGCAGCACAAAAATCATTAATCAATCTTGGATGAAGATTTGCTCTCAAGTTCTTAGTACTGGTAATAGCGCACTGAAGTACATCCCAATCATAAGGAGCATAGGACATAAATCCATTCCAAGTAAATGGCCAGTAAGGTACTGTATCAAATACAATATCATCCTCACAGATAATAATAGAATCTAATTGTGTTTTAAAGTAAAAATGTTTGATTGCTTTTAAGTGCGACATAGTACACCCAAGTTCACCTTGAGTAACTAATTCTGGAAATTTACCTATCAACAAATCACTAACATCATTATTTCCTCTTGCATCAATAGCAGAGATTCTTGTATTAGGTATTTCATAGAAATCAAACAAACCATTCATATGCTCCTGTCTGTTTGTTTCTGTATCTAAATTAATCCAAAGGACAGGACCCATCCCCTTAAGTTTCTTTTTTACTGTAGAAGTGTCTGTCATGGTTTCCCCCATTCAGGATATCTATGGTTTTTGAGAAAAGTATAATCCACAGTAACCTTTTCAATATCAGAATAACTTACTCTTTGCCAAGTTAAGTGTGGAACAATTACATAAGCATTAATATGCTTATGCATTTCTGCATAATGAATATCATTAATTTTAGAAATATTCATTACTTTATCAATCAATCTTTGATATAAAGTATTTCTAATACCAACTGATTGGGCTGCAAGTGTGTATTCACATTTAAATATATTTTGATTAACTTGCTTTAAATTCATTCCATGAAAATGCTGTCCCCCAAGATAAAGCATTTCCCAATCATCTGGAACTTGATCTATGTAAGAAAAAAACTTTTGATTGATTTCATCATCAAACTCAACATCATCTTCTAAAAGAAGAAAATTGTCAAGGTTATTTTGTTGAGCATATTTAATAGTAAACAAATGAGAAAGAGAACATCCAATTGCACCTTCTTTAATTTCTGGGCCAAAATCTAATCCAAGTTGAGAACCATTAATACCAGAAACTCTTTCTACATCAAGACCATGTTGATCAAAAAGTTCTTTAGCACGTTCCCATCTATCTGGTCTACTGTCTAAATTAATACAATATAATTTTTTAAAATAATCATTTAAATTCATAAAACCTCCCAATTATTAAGATAAAGATCTGAAGTATCATGATTCGGTAAAGAAGGTCCAAACCATATTTTAGGTGCTATTACATGTTTACTATTTGATAACCATGCTCCCCACCAACTAAAAGAACTATTAGCAATAATATGATAATTACATAAAGTCATTAAACACATATCATGTACAGGATTTTCTGTAAATGATATATTAAATCTATCAGAAGTAAATAATTCTTTACTCAAACACCATTCAGGATCATCTGAAAAAATAAGCACAGGAACATTTGGAAGTTTTGATAGTGCTACTTCATAATGTTCTAATGGAATATTGGGATGATAAGATTGAAGATTTAAATAATCCCCTCTCCTAATATGCAAAGAAATAACTTCATCACCTAATGTTTTAATATGACCAAGGCATTCTTCAATTACTTTTGAATCAAAGGAAAAATCTTTTTTAACATCTTCTTCAATATGTTTAAAATATTTTTCAGTTTGAAAATACCCAAGAAGGTTTATATTGTTTGGACAATTTTTAAAAAACTCTTCATCAAATTTAAATTGGTTCTCCTCTAAAGTCTCTCCATCAATCATACCTTCATTACAAATTATATTAAAAGCATCATGGATGCTACTTCTCATTGGATAATATTTTCCAAAATTTTCACGACTTGGTATACACCAATCATATCCATGATAAGTGGCAATTCCTTTAACTGCTGCATATTGAAACATTTGATTTCCAATATGTCCATAGTTTCCAAGTGCATTAAACCCTATCATTCATTATGCTCCAAATATTGTTTAAATATAAAATCTTCAAGGATTTCAATATCTTTAACTTTTTCTAAATTTTCAATAATAGCATCCATTTTATTATAGTATATTTCTTCAGAAACATCAAATTCTTCAGATAAATCTATAATTCCATCTTCATTAAAATAATTTTTAATGTCTGGAGATCCCAAATAAACAGGAATAGTACCAGTAGCGAAACAATCAAGAATTTTTTCAGTGAAGTATGATTTATAAAATCCATTTTCAATTACAACTGAGAACATATAATCACAAAGACCTTCTTCTTTATTTTCAATTTCATTAAATCCTCTACCAAAAAGATCTACTTGGTCTCCAATCATATCAACCCATTGCAATCTTTTATTATGACCTTCTGTAAAATTTTTATTAGATGTAATAAAAGAAATCATTTTAGTTTTTGGATATACCTTTGCTTCTTTAATCCAAAATCCATTAGCAGGGCACCATTTAAATCTATCATCAATATCTAAAAGTTCTTTATTATGTGTAAAAATATATTTAAATGTATCAAGATATTTTTGAGGGGTTTCTTTAATTTGATTTACAATATCTGGAGTTACATATTTAGATTCTAATAACCAAGCATATTTTGTACTAGTAATATTATCATAAAATGCTTGGTTAATCCAACCATCTACATAAAAAGTTTCTTCACATAATTCATCAGTTACCCATTCAATATATTTTGATTCTTTACCATGAACAGAATATCCTTTATTACCACCAGTTAAATGTGTAAATGAAGTTCCAACTAAATTTATTTTTCTTTTCATAATTGATTTACTAAAGAAGATATAGAATTATTCAAGTTATCTACATTTGAATAATATTCAAATATAAAATTACACTTAAGATCCATTTTATATGCAAAACAATCTGTCTCCCTTTCTCCAAAAGCATAAAATGTTTTATCTGGATTATTTAAATTCTCAAGTGTAGTAGAAAAACAAAATGGACCAGAATTTCTACCTACAATTATATCACAAAATGTAGAAAGATAAGAAATTTCATTTAAGTCACACCCAGTAAAATCAATAATATCACTAGTAAATTTTACATTTTCTAAATTAGAATTAAATTTATGCGTAGCAATAAAAGTTTTATCAGGATGTTGTTTTGCTATGTCTGTAATTATTGGTTCCATATCTCCATAATAATTACATTGCCCAGATAAACAAGGACCATTAGAAAACAATACTTTTTTTGATGTATAGTTATCTAAGAATTTGTCCACTTGAGAACAATCAAATTTAGAATAATCTATAAATGGGAGATAAGATTCTATTACATTTAAATTCAAACTTGTTCCAAATACTTCATTAATTTTTTGGTATATACTTTCAAACATATTATAAGAAAATAATAAGGTACACTCCCCAGAGTGTTCAACACCTTCTCCAAAATAACAACCAATCCAAGTATTAATATAAAATACTTCTTCAGTATCTAAAAACTTTTCATAGCATCCTATATCTGGAATAGATCTATATTCTACATTTAAATCAGAAATAACAATAGAACTATTGTTATGACCATAATAAAATTTTGTATTAATATTAGAAACTATTTCTTTAATAAATGATTTACTATTAAACAAATCACCATTATGGTAATGATTAAAAAAACAAATTGACTTCATTATTATCCTATAAATTGGGAATCTTTATCTTGATAGATCGGTTTTAAATTGGGATTTAATATTCTAGCATAATTTATAATGTTAGAAGTTTTACAAATAACAGAATCACATTTGGAAATAGAATGAGAATCCAATAAAACTTGATTGCCCAATTCTACCTTAGTTTCTTCATTATGCCCACTAAAGTGCAATGCTCTATTATCTTTTGATTTAATAGTATTATTATATAAAATATTAGTAAATCCAATTTGATCAAAAAGAATTTTAGATATTGCTTCTATTACTCCATCTTCATCAGTGCAAATAAAAATTTGATTATACTCATTTACTTTTAATTCATCTAAAATAGAATTAATATAAGTATCAAAAGGAACTCTATTGGTATGATTATGATCAGTACCTCTATAATGAACTCCTAAACAATTTTTAATTTGATGTAAATTATCATTAAGATAAGTTTGACATCTTTTATTATAATCAAAGTATTTTTTATATTCACCTATAATTAATTCATCATCAGTAGGCCAAGGAGAAAGACTCCAAAATTTACCAGACTCATGGTATTGAAAATCTCCATCAAAAATTTTTTCTTCATTAAACCAATTTGATGGGTGTCCATATAAAGAAAACATATTAGATGAAATAAAAATATTTTCAGGTTCTACATTTTTTAATTTGTAAAATGAAGATAAGATAGAAATATAATTAGAAAGAAACCCTCTAGGCATTCCTTCAGAAAGAATGTGCTTCATTTAATTTAATTAAAATAGTATTAAGAAGTTTAATATTTTTATTAGTTACAAACTGACTATTTCCAATATATACTCCATTTTCATGAAGTATATCTGCATTAAAATGTTCTGAGCTAGATTCTATTTGATATCCCTTTAAATAAGGTTGTCTTAATAAATTACCACCAACAATTGGTCTATATTCAATTTTATATTCATTAAACAAAGAAATTAATTTTTCTTTTATTTCTTTTGTTTTACAAATAAAGGGAAAACAAAAACAACTATTACCAAAATTATAATCTACCAAATGAAAAAGTTTAGTTTTATTGGACATATAAACAAACTTTTCATAATTTATTTTACGTTGATGGATAAATTTATCCAATCTTTTAAGTTGAGATAATCCCAATACTGCTGCAAGTTCAGTATTTCTAAAATTATATCCATCACTTACAAAAAGAAATGACTTTTCAATCTCTGGATTTTCTTTTGCATATTTTTCAAAATTATCAGATACCCTAGCCATTCCATGGGATCTTTTAAGTTTCATCAAATCATACAATTCAGTATCATTTGTAGAAATCATTCCACCTTCAATTGTAGACATATGATGTCCAAAATAAAAACTAAAAGTTGCACCTAAACTATCTGATCCAACTTTTTTATTAAAGATAGATTCACAACCATGAGATTCACAAACATCATCTATGAATAATGCATTAGGAAAAATTTGTTTGTATGTATTCACATCTGCAGGAATTCCAAGCAAATGAGTAACAAAAACTAATTTAATATCTGGGTGTTTTTTTGAAATTTCAATTAAATTACTTTCACTAAAACTATAATTGTATAAATTAATATCACAAAAAATAGGTGTTAATCCAAGTTGAATAATAGGATTGATATTTGTAACCCAAGTACATGCTGGAAGAAGAACTTTATCTCCTTTTTTAAAATTATATTTTTCAATAATAGCAGCAACTAAAAGAAAGTTTGCAGTACTTCCAGAAGTTACAAATAAAGAATGTTTACATCCTAACCACTTTGACCATTTTTGTTCAAAAGTTTCTACTTGTTTACCTTGAGTAAACTTATCAGAAGTTAAAACAAATTTAGCAAGTTTAACTCTATCCATAAAAGATAAAGTATTTTTCATTAATGGCCACTTATACCCTTTCATAATTACCTCTATTTTCTAAGAACCAATCAATAGTAGTTTTTAATCCATCTTCCAATGATGTTTGAGATTTCCACCCAAGAGAATTCATTTTGGATGTATCTAGTGCCCTTCTAGGAGTTCCATTTGGTTTATCAATATCCCAAAATAATTCTCCTTTATAACCAACTAATTTAGCAACAAGTTCAGAAAGTTCTTTAATACTTACTTCTCTTTCTGGACCAATATTAATAATTTCTGGATCATTATAATTATTCATTAAAAATATAAGTCCATCAGCAAGATCATCAGAAAATAAAAATTCTCTAGTAGGACTACCATCACCAAAACAAGTAACAGAAGATAACCTCTTTTCTTTTGCTGTAATAAATTTATTAATAAAACTTGGAATTACATGACACTGTTGAATATTAAAATTATCATTAATACCATAAAGATTATTAGGCATTACTGAAACAGTGTCCATTCCATATTGTTCTGTGTATTTTTTACACATTACATATCCAGCAATCTTTGCAATAGAATATGAAATGTTAGTTTCCTCAAGAGGACCAGTCATTAAATATTCTTCTTTAATAGGCACTGGTGCAAGCTTAGGATAAATGCAAGCAGACCCCATAAAAAGAAGTTTTTTACATCCATATCTATGGGCAGCATCAATTACATTAGTTTGAATTTGAAGATTTTCTCTAATAAAATCTGCAGGATATTCTTTATTATATCCAATACCACCTACTTTAGCAGCAGAAAGAAAAACATAATCTGGTTTTTTTACTTTAAAAAAACAATTAACTCCTTCAACATCAGTAAGATTTACTACCCTTTTATCTACAGTAAGAATATTTTTATATCCTAAACTATTTAATTTTCTTATAATTGCAGATCCTACAAGTCCTTTATGACCCGCAATAAAAATTTTACTATCACTGTCCATAAACACACATGTCCTCAACTAATTCTTTAAATGAAATTTTAGGTATCCAACCTAGTTTTTCTTTTGCCTTAGAGGCATCACCTAACAAAGTCTCTACTTCAGCAGGTCTAAAATATTTAGGATTGACTTGGATGACTGTTTTTTTAGTAAGTTTATCAATACCAACTTCATTTAATCCCTCACCTTCCCAAGCAATTTTCATTCCAAAATAAGGTGCTGCTTCTTCAACAAAATCTTTAACTGAATATTGTTTTCCAGTAGCAATTACAAAGTCTTCTGGTTCATCTTGTTGAAGCATTAACCACATTGCTTCAACAAAATCCTTAGCATGTCCCCAGTCACGTTTTGCATTTAGATTACCCAGATAAAGACAATCTTGATTTCCTTTTTGAATATTAGAAAGTCCAAGGACAATCTTTCTAGTTACAAATGTTTCACCACGTCTTGGTGATTCATGATTAAACAAAATACCAGAACTTGCGTGCATTCCATAGGATTCTCTATAGTTCTTTACAATCCAATATCCATAGATTTTAGCAACTCCATAAGGAGACCTTGGATAGAATGGGGTAGTTTCTTTTTGAGGAATCTCCTGAACCAATCCATAAAGTTCTGATGTAGATGCCTGATAGATTCTAGTTTTATGTTCCAAACCAAGCAACCTAACTGCTTCTAAAATTCTAAGAGTTCCAAGACCATCAACCTGTCCAGTAAACTCAGGCATTTCAAAAGAAACTTTTACATGACTTTGAGCACCAAGATTATAAATTTCATCTGGTTGAACTTCTTTAATAATTCTAATTAAATTAGTAGCATCAGATAAATCTCCATAATGAAGTTTTAATTGGGAGTAAATGTGATCAATCCTATCAGTATTAATAAGAGAACTTCTACGAACAATACCATGAACTTCATATCCTTTTTCAAGAAGAAGTTCAGCAAGGTAAGACCCATCTTGTCCAGTAATACCAGTAATTAACGCAACTTTCATATACAAAGTACTTTTCTATTATTATACAAAAAAAGAGGGGTTTTGTAAACCCCTCCTAAGATTCCGTGTTTGCAGGCTCGCCACTAATTTTTTAACTGGAAATTAGAAACCAGGCGGGAGTAACCTCCATCCGCACCACCAATTTTTTAAGGAAATTGGAAACCTAATGAGGGTCATATTGACTCCACCAGTATTTTTTAAGTCTCTCCATGACTTCGAGGGGGTTCCCGACCAGTACTGTTAAAGTCCATCCGTGACTTTTGCATTTGCTATTTGCAAATAGCAAATAGGAATACTGGGAATTGAACCCAGACACAGCCCTTATAAGGAGCCTGCTCTACCATTAAGCTATACTCCCAAAAAAAATTAACAACCTTCTTCATGATCAGTGTGTATTCGAATTAGGTCGTCATTTTCTTCTATAGTATCTACTATGCAGTCATAGTCTTGTGCAGGCATTATTACTACTTCTTTTTCTTCATATGTAATAATAAAAGACTCTCCACCTTCTACACGATCAAGAAGATTATCAAAGTCTGTTTGAAATTCTTCTACTGTAAACTTTTCCATAATAAGTTAAGAATCAAATTTATTTTTCCAAAATGTGTCCATAGGATCTACTCTAGATTTTAGAATAGCACATGCTCTTTTATAAAACATATTATTTGTATTACCAGATTTTTCAAATGTTTCTTTTATTTTCACCCAATTATCATAGGTGTGTTGGTCCATTTAAAATTTTTGTAAGTGGTCATTTAATCTAAGCATTATTTTTTCTGCTTCCCTTACATCCATTCCATCTTGTTTGGAATAATATATGTAGTCGTCCAGAGCAAGTGTGATTAATTCAATATCACTTTTTCCTAACTTTGGGGGTTCCCAACTCATTTAATTTCAAACTCCAATTTTCTAATTTTACGATTTTTTCTAGACTCTTGAAAAGCAAGGTCTTCATTTGAAAGAACTTTTTTGGTTTCTTTCTTACCCATATTACTCAATAACTCAACTAATGTCAAGTCCAATGCAGTAATGGTTTCTCCTTTTAATGTAGTTAAATTATCACATCCACAACATTTAGTTCTTATTGGATGTGATTCTAATTCTGTGTTACAATTTTTGCATCTAATTTTTATCATGGTCTTAATTTAAAATGTAAAGCGGCTGACTGGATTCGAACCAGCGACATCTAACTTGGAAGGATAGCGTTCTACCACTGAACTACAACCGCATAATGAGGGGAGCGTCCTCCCCATATACTAATTATGCATTAACTAAAATAAAACGATTGGCATAATCATAAGCATAAGATGTTCTAGCTCCATGATAACCCCAACCAATCCAATTATAAGCATAATTCATATATCTGTCAATAGAATGTCCAGGAGTTTTCATCCTATTTTCTATTTTCTTCCACTGAACTTCATTTGTCAAATATTTAAGTTGTGTATTTAAATTGGAAGGACTTCCACCATATCTTTTGGCAAAGTCACCCAATCCATAATATCTATTTGATGAAGTCCATTGAATCAAACCATAACCACCATAGCAGTTGTAGTATGATCTTTTACTACCACCTTCACAAACATTAGACTGAAATGTTGATTCCTGTTTAATGTTGCCCATGATGGTAGCAAGGGCGTTTTTATCTTTAATTCCAATGTCTTGGAAATAATCCAAGGCTACATTTTCATTTTCATTACACCCTTTACAAATTAACCTTTTCTCTTTTGACTTTTCGGGAGCAACCTCTTTGGTCGCTGTCTTTGTATTAAACTCTTTAATAATAGAATATGGTGGAGGACCACTCAATAAAGGAGGAAATACTGTAGGCAGTGTTGCCGAACTGGTTGTAACCGCTGCCAAAAGGGGCAAGGTTACTGTAAAGAAATTTTGCATTAAATTTAATAGAACTCTACATCCCAATAGAAAGGGGGTACACCAACCCTCTCGGGAGGCACTTTCCTGGGCTCTAATTCATTATCAAGGTCTCATAATAAAAATCATAATGAGCGATTATTTAGTAGTCCCTAAATTCCCTCATAATGTAATCTAAAGACATAACTTCAATATTGGTTTTTTGAACCACCCAATCTTGGATTTCTGCATACAAAGCAGCAGCATCATCTGTCCTACCTTGATTACACAACTCATGCATCCTATCGATGATATCATCAACTTTATTTTGACACATTCTCCTCATTTGAGTCTGATTCATAGTAATCTTTTCTGAAGTACCTCGATAAGATATTGCTATTATAGAATGCTGGTTCTCCGTTGTCAAGGGATTCTGTAAGGACGTTGTTGACAAAGAGTTGCCTTGTTTCCTCATAATTAGTTTTGCCTTTTGTTTGATGTATTGAGAGAATAACTCTAACAAAATTCTCTCTACCATACTTGATGATATCTTCTTTAAGTTCTGGACAAGACCCATAATACTTTTTCCAATCAGATTCAGATTTTACTTTTCTTTTTTTACCTTTTGGCGTTCTAAATTGCCAAAAATACTTTCTTCCAATATATTGTTTTGAATTTATTTTATTTGTAATAAGATAAACAAATCCAAAATTGTCTTGAATATCCTCAGATTCAAAAATCTTTCCTTGATATTTCCAAGGATTCTCATAGCTCATATAAAGTAATCTTATGAGCTAGTATTTATCCTTCATAGCTAACAGAGTGATTCTACTGACAGTTGGGGTCTTTGTCAACCCATGCTCCTCTGATGCCCATAACTCCTTCTGGGCACTCATAGTAAATAGCATCCCTTACTGTCAGTCTCTGGGTCTCTGAGTACTTGGGGTCCTCTATCTCCTTGAGGATGGTCTTGTTGGTCATCCTAGGGGGTAGAGACCTCTCCCATGCCTCATACTCCTCAAGGGCACGATCAACATCCCTCTTGACCCTTCTATCCAATTTCTCAGGATCCTTTATAATCAACTCATTAAAAATAGTCTGTGGGAAGAACTTTCTTTGAACTTCATCAAAGATATCCCACAGACTATTTTGGTTTATATGTGTGCACTGAGATAATGTAGAAATAAGTGCAGTGACAACAAGACTTACAATAATAATACTCTTGTTGTCAGGTTTCTTTTTCCCAAACTGGAAATTGAACTGCATTATTTTTCTACACCATACCTCTTATCTGATCTGGAAGTATCCATATTCTTCTTAGCTTGGTTTGTTGAGATAGCATATCTCAAACTCTTGAGTTCCTTAGGAGACTTTTCAGGATAGGACTTAGCAAGTTTTGAAGGTTTGATTGCCTTGTATACACTTTCTTTTTCTTTCGTTTCAGAAGCATCAAGTGCACGCTCTCTTAAATGTGCTCTTAATTGAAGTTCAAGTTGTTCTTTATTATGTAAAGGTGATTGTCCAATACGATTAAATCTTTCATTTTCTTTTTGTCTAGTGATAGCACTTACGATTTTAGCAGACTTGGTTTGTGCTTCTTCCTTTTTCTTACCTTTGGATACAAGTGAAGTACGAGCAAGATTTCCTGCTCTACGATACATAGCAGATTCTTTTTCTTTACCAATTTCCTTGTAACCTTCATCAACCAGATCTCCATTTGTTTCATAGGAATCTGTCATTCCATGAATATGCTTACCTTTAGATTTTTTATCTGCTCTTGCTGCTGACTGTGCTTCTGATCCAGCATACTTTGATGCTGTCTTTGCATCCATTCTATCAGAGTTGCCTGCACGTCTTTCAGCAGCAGCAAGTCTTCTCATCTCCCTTGCATCATCATCTCTTGCTTCCACAATCTCTTCTTTCCACTCTTCACTCATATTCACCATAATTGCTTCTGCTGCTTTTGGGGTTTCAGCATATCCTTCATCAAGTAAATGTGAGAGAATGATGTCGTAGTAATTATAACTATCAGAAACTGTCTTACTTCTTTTTTTGTATAATAGACTTTCTGGACCTTTATTTATCTTTTCTTTTTGTTTTGGACCTTCAGAATGATGTAAATGTGTAGCAAGTCTTAATTTGGTTGCTCTATTAAGGTCTTTTTGAGGTGTATTGGGTGCCTTAGGTGCTGTAAGTGGTTCCCTCCCCAAATCATCACGACCCGGTGCTAGTTTTTTTGCTTTTGCCTTAACTTTATCATAAGGAAAATTTTTATATCCCTCATTAAGTTGTTGATTTTCAATAACTTCCAAATATGCTTCTTGAAGACTACGAAATTCTTGTGAGTCCATCTTATGAATACTTTTTAGTTATTTATAAAAAAAAAGAGGGTCAAAGGACCCTCATAATTATAATTTAAATCCAGAAAACATATCTTTCTTTACATCCTGCTTAATACCACCAACCACATAACTCTCAACTTCTGTTTCTTGAGGTGCTACTTGGAGACCTTTAGAACTAATCCAATGCTCAGTCCAAGGAAGAGGATTATTCTTTGAAGAAATATCATACATTGGTTTGATACCAATAGACTTCATTCTACGATTAGCAATCCATTCAACATAGTTACCCAGCAACTTATCATTCAATCCAATCATTGAACCATCTTTGAATAGGTATTCTGCCCAAAGCTTTTCTTCATTTACACAATTTTCAAAAGCACCTTTTACCCATTCCTCTTCCTCTTTAGCAATTTGCTGCATTTCTGGATCGTCTCCTTCACGCCACTTGTTGATGATGTTCTGAGTAATGACAAGATGCTGGTTTTCATCTCTGGCGATAAGAGAGATAATCTTAGCGGATCCTTCCATAAGTTTGAGTTCACCAAACGCAAACGAGCAAGCGAATGAGACATAGAATCTGATGCCTTCGAGAATATTGACATTAGCAATTGCCCTATAAAGTTTTCTTTTAATTTCTAATCTTTCTTCTCTGGCACTACCAGCACCTTCAATAGCATGTACCCAAAGATTAGAGCTTCCATAATTTTGAACACTATTGATGAAATCATCATATGCTCCAGTAACTGATTCTGCACGTTCTAAAATCTTTTCATTATTTAAGATAGTATCAAAGACTTCTGTAGGGTCAGAGTAAACATTCTTAATAATATAAGTATAAGACCTGGAGTGAATCATCTCCATAAACTCCCATACAGTCATACATGCTTCCAGTTCAGGAAGTGAACAGTATGGAATAAATGCCATACCAGGACCTCTACCTTGAACTGAATCAAGAAGAATTTGATACTTTAAGTTAGAAGTAAAAATATGTTTTTGTTCAGGACGAAGTTGTCCATAATCTGAACGATCTTTTTGCAAAGAAACTTCTTCTGGTCTCCAAAAATATCCCAACTGCTGTTGAGTCAGTTTATCAAAGACAGGATACTTATAAGAATCATACCTTTGAACCCCAAGAGGTTGACCAAAAAACATAGGTTGTTTTTTAGCATCCACCTCTTTGGTATTAAACACAGTCATTCCATTTACCATTCTATTACTCTCAGCAGTTGTTCTAAATTTTACAGGATTCACAATCTTCTTCTCCTTCTGAACTTAAGATTTCTTTAATTAGATCATTAATGTTGGTAGATTCATCTTTAACTTCATCAGTCTTATTATCATATGTATTCTGGTAATAAGATGTCTTCCAACCATATTTGTATGTGGTAAGAAGGTCTTGTGCCATTACGCTAACAGGAACTTCATTATCCTCATAATTCTCTGGATTATAGGACCAGTTTCCAGAAATTGCTTGATCAAAGAACTTCTGCATAACTGCAACAATATTAATATACCCACGATTGCTAAGCATATCCCAAAGCAACGTATAATTGTTCTTAAGATGTTGGTACTGGGGAACAATTTGTTTAAGAGGTCCTTTCTTAGACTTCTTGATAGACATATATCCTCTTGGAGGTTCAATTCCATTTGTTGCATTTGAAACTACAGAACTTGATTCTGAGGGCATTTGAGCAGTGAGCGTAGAGTGCCTCAACCCAAACTCTTTAATAGATGCCCTAAGGGATTCCCAATCATGCTGAAGAGGAATAGATGAGATTTCATCAACATCTTTTTTGTAAGTATCAATAGGAAGAATTCCTTGTGAATACTTAGTCCTTGAAAAATACTTACAAGAACCTTTTTCTTTAGCAATCTTATTAGATGCTTTAAGTAAGAAATATTGGAAAGATTCAGACAATCCATGAACTGCATCCCATGCTTCTTGAGAATCATATTTGAATCCAAGTTTAGCAAGATAGTGAGCAAGTCCAATATATCCAATACCCAAAGACCTACGTGCTTTGGTTCCAATCTCTGCTGCTTCAACTGGATAGTTCTGATAATCAATCAGTTCTTCTAGACCTCTTACTGACAACTCACAAAGTTCTTCAAACTCAGTATCATCCTTAACTTTACCTACATTAATAGCAGACAAAATACAAAGGGCAATCTCACCTTCAGGGTCATCAATATGTTGAAGTGGTTTAGTTGGAAGTGTAATCTCTTGACAAAGATTACTCATTTCAACCTTATCTAAGAAGGAAGAGTGTGAGTTGCAGTGGTCAATATTCATAATGTAAATACGACCTGTTTCAGCACGTTCTTTTAGAAGTGCCAGAAAGAGTTCTTGACCCCCAATAGTTTTTCTTGGAATAGATTCATTTCGTTCTGCATCCACATAAAGGTTGTCAAATCTATCAGTGCCAAAAGCATCATACAGACCAGGAACATTGTGTGGGGAAAATAATGAGATTTCTTCATTTGCAATGAATCTTTCATAGAACAACTTGCTAATTTGAATGGAGTAATCTAACTTACGAACACGATTATCTTCTGTTCCTTTGTTATTCTTAAGAACAAGAATATCACTTATTTCTTGGTGCCAGATTGGGAAGTGGACTGTCGCACTTCCTCCTCGTATGCCATTTTGCGTACAACAACGGACAGTTGCTTCAAACTTTTTGAGAAACGGTACAACTCCAGTGTGAGCCACTTCACCCCCTCTAATTTTAGCATTGATACCACGGATTCTGCCTGCATTGATACCGATGCCTGCCCTTTGAGCAACATACCTGCCAATAGCCATATCACTACTGAAGATGCTATCGAGGGTGTCATCAACATCAACAAGAACACAACTTGCAAATTGACGAAGTGGCGTTCTAACTCCTGCCATGATTGGCGTTGGAATATTGATTTTGTGTTTGGAGATTGCATTGTAGTACCTACGAACATAGTCTAAACGAGTTTCTTTTGGGTACTCTGCAAACATAGTCAGAGCAACCATAATATACATGAATTGTGGAGTTTCATAAACTATAGCAGAACTCCTATCCTGAACCAAATACTTGTCTACTACCTGACGAAGACCAGCATAAGTAAACAACATATCCCTTTCATGGTCTATAAAAGTATTTACTTTTTCAATTTCTTCCTTAGAATACTTTACAAAAATTTCAGTATCATAAACTCCTTTTTCAACACAAGCATAAATGTGATTTTCTAAAGTTGGGAATTCATGAAGTTTACCATATAGATTTTTTCTAACAGAAAACAAAAGAAGTCTTGCAGCAACAAACTGATAATTTGGATGCTCCAAATCAATCAAATCTGATGCAGCACGAATCAAAATTTCTTGAATTTCTTTTGTAGACACACCATCATAAAATTGAATACCAGATTGCATCTCTACCTGTGATGCAGATACCCCTGCAAGACCTTTACATGCTTCTTCCACCATAAGGTGCATCTTATCAAGATCTAATGATTCAATAGAACCATTTCTCTTAACTACCTTTGTTCCGTTGCTCATATTTTTTTCCAAGTAATGAATTTGAGTTTTGCTTCTAAACCAGAATAGTTGTTACATTCTACAATGCTCTGGACATCTCGTCCAGCCAATACCATATCATTTATATCTTTTTCTACAATAGTGTCTGGCCAAATCACTACTGGAAAACTTGAATCAATTGCCCCCTCTATCCTATCTACAATTTGTTTGTTTCTTTTTTCATTATCATAAACCATTACAAATTCTGTTTCAAAATTAGTAACAAAAAACATTTTGTCTATGTCAGCTCCAACCATTGCAATAGCATTGTCAATAAACATACTATCAAATGGACCCTCTACTATATAAACTGGTTTGGTCCAATCAACTTTATCCAATCCATAAATCTTTGGGTGATGATCATCAAGAATAATTGTTATGTATTTTACTTTTGAATTTTTATCCAAACTACGACCTTGAAACCCAAATATTTCTCCCTTATTAATAAGTGGAATTATGATTCTTGGTTCTTCGTGTGTTGTAAAATCAAAAGTATGTTTCTGAGTATTAGTCCACTCTTTAAATTTTTCACAGTAATATAATTCCTTCAAATATTTGTTTGGAATTTTTCTACTTGTTACATAATTTACTGCAGGATGTTCTTTATCTAATTCTGCTAGTGTAGGTAAATCAAAAGATTTTTTTGTAAAAGTAGGTTTTTTAAAATTAAAATCTGGTTCTGGTGTATTAGATCTCTTACCAGTTAATCCATTTTTATATCTTTCCATTACATACTGGTCATACAAAAGAGTATCCATATCTTTTAGGAAATTAGTAAAAGATCTTGATGCTCCACAATTATGACACTTGTAATTGTGATCGTTCTTTGATTGATAGATATATCCCCTTGCCTTATTTTTATATTTTTGAGAATCTCCACAATAAGGACATCTAAAATTATAAAGATTATTCTTAACCCTCTTAAATTTTTCTAATCTTGCTGATACCAATCCAATATATTTGGAATCAATGAAACTCATTATAAAAGGAATACTATCTTAGTCTCTCCATCCTACCTGTGTCTTGAGTCTTTGTCAAGATACTTGCCAGCATTTCTGAGTTATTGATGATTAAAGTCACTACTGCAAAAATTCCAATACCAATCCAAACTTTTTTTTCTAATCCTTGTAATTTATCCAATACTATATTGTGATCAGTATCCATTTTAGCACTTAACTGATCAATCTTTGCAAATAGAATAGCATCTACCTTATCATTACCTTCAATCTTTTGCTCATGAACTGCCAACATTTTAGTCACATTCGCACTTACTTCACTCATCTTTTCGATTGCACTCTCAATACGTTGCATCAATTGCTCAGTAGTATGAAGCTTCTCCTCAAGAATCGCTACTTTTGTTTCTATTGTTTGAGGGGGAGTATACATTGGATTTTTATGGTTGTGGTTTTCTTCTTTGCATTTTTGCAAGATTTTTAAAGAAAGGATTCCAATTTCTTCTTTTTCCTTTTCTTAAATCTACTGGTGGTTGATCTGGAGGAAGTCCAGCTAAATTTCCACCTGTGGCAGTCATTTCCTCCCTAATAATATTTATAATATGGTCCAATTTTAAGTTTTCCATTTATAAGGATTCTAAAATTTTTAAACAATTTTCATCAATTGGAATATCATTTAAAAATGATTTTGGATATTCTGGTATTCTGTTTAGATATAATAAAAAAGTTTTCATAGAAGACCATAATTCCTTTTCTATTTTAAAAAATAAAAGTGGAAGTGCAGCATCATTAAAGATATTAAAGACAATTATAAAATGATTAATCAGGAGAGTTGTTTTTAACTCTCCTGATTTTACATATCTTCTTAACAACTTTTTGATATATTTAAACCTATTCAGGTCTTCAAAGAAATCATCTTGTGTGACTGCTTGGGGATTATCATAATACTTGATAGCAAATAATATATAATTATCTTCATTCAATTCATCAAACTTCATAAATTAACTATCAGGAAGAATTGCATCATCATTAGCATCACCAAATGCTGTATATGTAGGTGTTCCAGAACTAATTCCAGAGAATGCAACAAGAGTTTCTGATTTAACTCTAAGATTGCCATGCATATCAACATAGGTGTGAACACCAACCCAACCAGGATGTGCTACTGCATATTTTGATCCTGCTACTTTAGCAATGGTTGCTTCATTAGAATCAACACCTTCAATGAAGTTAGTTACACCTGTAGAAGTGGTTTGTCTAATATTATAGTTAGAATCTTCAAGTGTATAAACTGGTTTCTGTGACATAGTATATGCAACACCAGCAATTGGTGCTCCACTCAAGTATTGAGTAGTTGCAATAGAAATTACAGTTTGTGATGTAATTGCAGAAATTACTGCTTGACCAAAAGTTCCACCAGCACCAATTGTAATTACACTACCTACAGTTGCTGCTCTGAAAGAAGTTCCAGAACCAGTAATTGTTTTGTTTGTATAATTAACACTAACTGTACCAGTTGAGTAAATACTATCTGCTGTTCCCCAAAGAGCCATTTGTTATACCTAAATTAGTTTCCTTCTTGTATTATTTATAAAAATGGGGGAGTATCAAACTCCCCCAAATAGACATAAAGTATTTTATTTTATTAAACTCAAGGAGTTAAATCTTTAGCACCTTTTTCTTTTAATTTTCCTTGGACTTGTAAAAGAATAAGTGAAAGAATACCATTTGCCTTTACTTTTGGGTTTGCTCCAAGTGCTTCAGAAACTGCAAAAAGTACAGTTGCAATAAGTGCTTGATTAGCAAGTGCCCATGCGATTAGTGCTGACATAATAACCTCGTATAAAGAATGTTCCTATCTTATTTATCTTGAGCACTCTTCAAAATAGCACTTGCTTTTTTAGCAAGTTGGTCATACTTACCAGTAACCTTTCTATTTGCTGCTGGGGCAGCAGGTTTGGAAGATTGGGTAGTGCCCATAGGTTGTGAAGATTTTCTTTGTGGTTTTGTTAAACCTGCAAGAACAGTTTCACCTTTGCTATGAATTTTAGCAGTTCTTTCACCTTCTTTTTTTGCTGCTGCTCTTTGAGCAGAAGTCATAGTTCTCTGAGACCTTGCTTCTGCAGATCTCATCTTAGACTTTTTTGGGTCAAATACTGCCTCATCAAGATTTTCAAATGGGTCAGGTCTATGAGCAAGGTAAAGAATTACAGATTCATTAGTATCAACTTTCATTCTCTGAGATTGCTTAGCAACTTGAAGGTCTGCAATTTCCTTAGTAACTTTTGCTTTTGCTGCTTTTGCTTTTGCAGCAATCAAAGGAGCATTAGGGTCTTGCTTTTGAGTTGCATTTGCAGTGGTGGTTTGATAATCACCTCTGGGAGCCATAGCAGAACTTCCTCCTTCATCAAGGTAGATATCAGTCATCTCATCCCAAGTGAACTCAGAAAGGTCATAACCTTCTGCAACAAGTTCAGCAACCCAAGTTTCAACTTCCTCAGCAGTAGTTGGTTTGGTATCAATTTTATTTTTAATACCTTTTCTTACGTCAATTTTTTCTTGTGATGACTTGCTGGTATATAAGGTTTCTTCTTTTTGAGTTTCTTTTGCTTTTGCTACAGAAGTTTTCTTCATTGGTTGAGCAGGATAATAAGTTTTGCCTGGTACTGCTTTGCTGACAACTTCACCAGTCTCAGCATCTTTATGCATACCTTCACCAAGTTTAAGTGCCTTTCTTGCTTTTGCTTTTTCTTCTGATGATGGTGGTTTTGAAGGAACAAGGTCCTTGATTGAATGAGTTGCCTTACCAACTTTAGCAGGTGCTGAAGGCATTTTCCCCATACGAGAAGCCATTCTATTTTCATCAACTTGTTCAATTTCTTCCTTTACTTTCTTCTTCTTAAACTTACCAGATACTTCTCCTTCCTCATATCCTTTTCCATCACCATCATCATCCCACCATCTCTTAACTTCCTTACCTTCTTTCTTTTCTTGTAAAGAAGTATAAGGGTCTTCCATCTCAAAATAAGGTTTTCTTACGTCTTCAAAACTATTTGTCCAAATGTTAGTCATTTAACTTTTTATAGAATTCCTTTTTTTATTTATAGTTCCTACAGTTGCTCCAGGCGTCATAGATGCAACATAATCCAAATATCCTTTAGTCCCAACTAATGTATTTGGTTTTCCTGGTTCTCTTGTTTTACTGTCCATTTTAACTTCTGTATATTCACAAACATCTTTAATCCAAGATTTGAACATAACTCCATCTTCAGTAACACAAATTAAATGATTAGCACCAGACCTAATAACCTCACCTCTTAATCCAGTATTACAACTCTCAACTATTGAACCAACCTCAAACAAGTTTCCAAAGATATAGTTCTCTCTTAAACCTTTCCAATCATATTCAGGAGCAATCTCCCAAAGATTATAACCTTCTTTAACACTCATTACATTTTGCAGGTCTGCAAATAACTGCTTAG